TGGCATCTTTACAAGTTTCATTTAAAAATACATTAAGATTAAAGGTTTTATTATTTGAATTATTATTACTATTTGTTATTGTTGTATTGCCTATTCCATTTTTGCTGATTTCAACAATTTTATTTGTAAGCTCTTGGTTATGTTTATGAGCTTCATTATTTTGACTAATAAGTTCTTGATTTTGTTTAACAACTTCTAAGACTAAATTAGTTAAAACTTTAAATTCGGACTCTTCTTTTTGTACATTTTCATTTTTATTACATTTTTGTTTATGTTTCCATAAACCACTATACGTAATAAATTTTTTTGAACATTCACAAATATGTTCGGGGATATTTTTGTTTTCCATTTGTTCCAAATCATTTCCATTTTGACATTTTTGATGTTTTGGTGTGAGTAGATGTTTATCAAAATCTTTTTTGTTGCTAGTATGATAGTCACAAGAATCACAATAAAAATTTTTGGGGATTTTTGGGGATTTTTTTATTTCCATTTTCTTATATAATGGAAATATAAAAAATCCCTAAATACTTTTTTTCATAAATTATAAAAAAAATTACAGTCACAAATTTATAATTATTTTTTTGGTGCTAAGATGCTAAATTTCAATTATGGTCACACAATTGCATTATTTGAGGTAAAATATCTATACTTTTGAAAAATGGACATTAAAAATGTCCAAAATTGACTTTTCAAAAAAACTTTCCCCGAAAAATTTTAATATTCAATACTACATGTGAAGGGAACTTTTTTAGTGCCTTTTTCTCATTTTTCAAGATTTTCCCTTCATCATGTAGTGCATCGGTCTTTAAATAAGAAAAATAAACATATATTTTTAAATATTTAAATAAATTTATAAAATAAATTATTTATATTTTTATATTTATATGAAGAAAACTTACAGAAATAGAAGAAACAAATCTCGTAAAAATCTAAAAAGAAAAACAAGAAGATATAGAAAAAACAAAATGGGAGGCCATGAAGACGAAGATTTACCACATTATCATCTGATGGTTAAATCGGCAAGAGGTAAAACACAGGAAATGTCTGAACGATTTGTCAATACACATTTAGATAGAAACATAGATGCAGCAACTATTCAAGATATACAAGAATTTGTTATAGATAGAGGTTTAAATGAAGATACAACAGGAACACCTCAACCATTTACTTTATTTTGGAAAGGTAAAAAACTTGAAGATGCGAATGTTAAACTTAGAAAAATTGTTGTTGAAGGTGATAAATTGCCTTTATATAAACCAAATGAACAGCCTATTATGGTTTTTTTAAATAAAGATATTGGTGATCCAGTTAATTTTGAAGCACATGATATTGATTGGAGAGACCCAGACACACCAAAAGGTCCTTAATCGAAGATACCTTTGGTTAAATTGAAAATTATATTATTATTAAATTTAATAAATAATATAATTATTTTAAATACAATTAAGTGGCATATAGAAGAGCAGCATTACCACCAATAAACACTACCATATTTACTCTCTCTTCCATCAAATACATATTATAATTGTAATCATAAATTCTCCATGTTGGTTTGTTGATACCAATTATATCACCTGTAGTTGGGTCACAAATGGTTAATGATTGAGCATATGGGTCTACTGGTGGAATATTTGTTGTAAACTCTAATTGTACATTCGTGAATCTACTCATATTCATTGCTCCAGAAGGCTGTATTGTAAAAGGATTTGTATCTAAACAAAAATTATAACAATATAATCCAGGTGGTGCAAAACCAGCAGTTCTAACATATTTTTCTATATAATTATAAACTCCAACAGGTAGAACATTTTCTCTATATTGCCCATCTAAAAGAATGCCTAGAGCAATCAAAATATTTTTTATATTTTGAGGATTATACACTCCAGTAGTGTAAAGGCCACTTAATGTTCCATCTGGATTCAAACCGGGGCCGAGTTGAAGTGGGGGTGGTGGACCTGATTGGTCTGGATTTGGGTAGTTACCAGCAGTAGAAGCAGGTGTTACATCCTGAGGCATATAATCGTAAGGCCAATTTGTATAGTTAGACCATTGATTACGTAAATTAGCATCACTTCGTTGAAAATAAAACATCCAACTGATAACCATACCTATTGAATCCAAATCAATCTTGTTAGGTCCAGTTACATTATAATATGGTTTTTCATATACTTGTTTAATCAAATATTTTTGTTCATTCTTAGCAAATATTTCAGATTCGTCATTTGAGAGAAAGCAATACGTACAATTTAGATTAATATCAGCATTCCAATTTGTTCTAGTATCTACATAGGATGTAGGACCTAATGTTTGGTCAGGAGGTGTTTGAAGAAATCTATAAAACTGCATGTAAAATTGATTAAAATTTGGAGCAACTACTGGAAAATTATTTGTATAGTCAATTACATCACGAATAGTAAACCATTCATTTACAGGTCTAAATGATACACTAATTTGAAGTTCATTGTATTGAAGAGCTACTAATGGAAATGCTTGTGTTGTCACCAAATTAAACCATGCGCCTAAAGGAATAAGCAAAGTTCTGCCATTTATAGAAGGTTGAGCACCAGCTGGATTGGGCACTGTTTGATTTGGTGGTGGCATGCCCTGAAAAAAGGCATTTGGGTAAGCATTTACACGCGAACCCGAATTTGCTGGGTCATTAAGTTCAGGAATATTCCCAGTCATTTCATTAAATAGTGCTAATTTTGAACCACTAAAATCTCTTTGTGCTGAAGCTAAAATATATTGTCCGGAATATTCTTGTAATTTTTGGTTACCACAATTAATAGTAATTCTACTAATTATTTGAGCACCAATATTTTGAATCCATGCGAATTCATATGGCGCCCAATCGGTATATACGATAGAACCGTCAGACTGAGTTACAGCTTGTGGAGGGAAAATAGGACTCCAAATAGTAGGTAAGTTAATTGAAATATAACAATCCATAAGAAGATCAGCATATCTTTTAACCTTAAAGTTAAATGTAGATTCAGTTGTTAAACTGAGAGAAGGTGTTCCATCAAAATCTAAACGAAAATTTTGTTTGCCATAATTAGTATATTTTTTATACGCAGCCTTCCAAAATGTTTTACTTGGGTTACCATTTAAAATTACATTTTGTTGTCCTGTTGCTACAAGGTTCATTAATCCGCCTGCCATATCTAGTATATATAATCATTATTTTTTAAATTATAGTATTACTTCATTATATATTATTTTAAATTGCTTCTAAAATTAAAAATAATATAATATATTAGATTAATGTCAAGCCAACCTACAGATTATTTGTCAAAATTGAAATCTTTAGATGAAGATTTCCAGAGTTATATGATAATGGCATTTATTTTTATTATTTTGATTATATTTATTGGTTACATGATTTACCTAAGTAAATTAGAAAATCGTGAATGTGATTATATGAATAATTTATATTCTACTGTTGATGGTAATATAAGGCCAATTTCAGCCAATGATCCAGACTGTAAATTCAATTTATACGATTATTATATTAAAACAGCTTATAATGCTTGTTCAGGAGGAAGTTATAAAAATGATTTTGTAAATATTTGTAATTTAAAAGCAGTTCTAAAGCAAGGTGTTAGATGTTTAGACTTCGAAGTTTATTCAGTTAATAGTCAACCAGTTGTTGCTACAAGTACGTCAGATGATTATTATGTTAAGGAAACATTTAACTCTGTTAATTTTGGAAGTGTAATGGATACAATTAATAATTATGCTTTTGCTGGAGGAACGTGTCCTAATTCTACCGACCCCATTTTAATTCATTTAAGAATTAAAAGTAATAACCAAGGTATGTATAAAAAATTAGCCGATATATTCAAATCATATGACAATATAATGCTTGGAAAAGAGTATAGTTATGAAAATTCTGGTAAAAATTTAGGAAGTACACCTTTATTAACTTTTAAAAACAAGGTTATTTTAATTGTTGACAAAATCAATAACTCATTTTTAGAAAGTAAAGAGTTTCTTGAATATGTAAACTTAACTAGTAATTCAGTATTTATGAGAGCTACTGATTATTATGGTGTTAAGAATAATCCGGATGTACAAGAATTAACAGAATTTAATAAAAGAGGTATGACAATTGTTTTACCAGATAGTGGAACAGACCCTGCTAATCCAAGCGGCACTTTATGTAGAACTTATGGTTGTCAAATGGTTGCTATGCGATATCAACTAGTAGATAATCTACTTATGGAAAATGCTCAGTTTTTTGATAGAGCAGGTTATGCTTTTTCATTGAAACCAGAGAATCTAAGATACAAACCTGTTACAATTCCAACACCAACGCCGCAAAATCCTGCTTACTCATATTCTACACGCAGCGCAAGTACAGATTTTTATAGTTTTAAATATTAAATATTTTTTTCCAGAGTTTTCCTAGTTTCAATATTTTTGTAATCATCATTTAAAAGTAGTTTAATTTTATCAAATGATACTTGTAATGAAATTTTGTCTATAAGTTTTATATTTCTATTTATTTCTGAAATAATGTCAATAAATGTTATCGCAGGCGCCCAATTATCATTACAAATAATTGTATTACAACATAAACAATCACGACCCGTAAATTTTTTTACAGCATTCAATTTATCTCGACTATTCATTTTTAATAAACTTGTATAATCATGTTCATTTAGTTTAATTTTTGGAGGTTTAAATGGATATTCAGTTGGCAAAATAATTGATACTGTATTGAAATATGGAGTTATATTATTGTCTACTATTATTAATACAAATGAATCTAATTCATTATCAAACGATAATTGAATAGAGGCAAATTTATTTATACATAGTTTTAATTCCGCAGAAAGTCTTCTCTTTCTAACAGAAGGAGTTATATTATTAAGTTCTAATAAACTAGCACAATCTAGAAATTCGGTCATTATATAGTTATATAAGTTAATTGTATTATTAAATAACTTTTTCAATTTTATTTAATAATTAATTCTAATTAATATATAAGAAGTATGAAATCGAAAAATGTTTGTAAAGATTTAACATTTGATGACTGTGAATTAGCAATATTAAGAATGGCCGTTGATAAAGCAGAAGAAAAAATAGCAAAACGTGTTGTAAATTCAGACGATATCAGAAACATTATTAAAATAGTAGAAGACTTCATTACACAAAAAAATTTAATTTGTTATGGAGGAACAGCAATTAATAATATATTACCAACTGAAGACCAATTTTATAACAAGGAATTAGAAGTTCCAGACTACGATTTTTTTACTATAAATGCTTTAGATGATGCGAAAGAATTAGCAGATATATATTATAAAAAAGGTTTTACTGATGTAGAGGCAAAAGCAGGTCAACATCATGGAACATATAAAGTGTTTGTAAATTACATTCCAGTAGCTGATATTACTCTTTTACCAAAACCAATATACAATTCTCTTAAAAAGGATGCTATAAGAGTAGGTGGTATTTTATATACTCCTCCAAATTATTTAAGAATGTCAATGTATTTAGAGTTATCAAGACCAGCTGGAGATACAAGTAGATGGGAAAAGGTAATGAAGCGTTTAGCACTTTTAAACAAACATTATCCTATTACAAATATGAATTGTAATGAAGTTGAGTTTCAAAGAGGCATGGAAAATAAAACAGACGAAGACATAGTTTATGATAATGTTAGAAATACACTTGTAAATCAAGGTGTAGTTTTTTTTGGCGGGTATGCTATTTCGTTATATTCTCAATACATGCCAAAAAATCTTCAACATAAACTAGAAAGAATAGCAGATTTTGATGTTTTATCAAATGACCCGGAAACAACAGCACAAATCGTAAAAGAACGTTTAAAAGATGTTGGTATTAAAAATGCCAAGATAATTAAAAAACCAGCAGTTGGAGAAGTAATTCCAGATCACTATGAGATTAAAATTGGCAGTGACACAGTTGTTATTATATATAAACCAATCGCTTGTCATAGTTATAATATTCTTAATATAAAAGGTCAAAAGGTAAAAATAGCAACAATTGATACTATGTTGAGTTTTTACTTAGCATTTTTATATGCCGATAGACCATACTATAATGAATTCTTAGAGAGAATATTGTGTATGTCAAAATTTCTTTTTGATGTTCAACAAAAAAATAGATTAGAACAAAAAGGTTTACTTAGACGTTTTAGTATTACATGTTATGGTCATCAAGAATCTGTTGAAGAAATTCGAGCACATAAAGCAGAAAAATATAAACAAATTAAACAAAAAGGTGACAAAAAAGAAATGGAAGAATGGTTTTTAAACTATAAACCAGATGATATTAAAAATAAAAAAATAGAAAAATTTGAAAAAAATAAAAAAGTGGATAAAAAAAAGAAAAGAAAAGTTGGTACCAAAAAAAATAAAAAAGGGTTGTTAGCTATTTATGGAGGTAAAACGTGTAGAAACTATTAACGAGGACAAACATCTCCATAACAGTCATCTAATTTATCTTGAAATGTAACTCTTTTCTCTCTGTTAACGTAATATTTATAAATTAAAAAAAGTATTACAGCAACGACAATAGCAATAGCAATATAAATATATTTTAAATAATCTTCGCTATAAACTGAAGAAATAACTTCATTAATATCAGTGATATCACCTAATGCAAACTCTGAAGTAGAGATAGTAATATTTTCCATATCTGACATATTTATTAAAAATATAAATGCTAAATAATTTAAACTTATAAACAATAATTTTCCAATATTATGATAAAAATATCATACGATATTTTTGATAATATTTTATATAATACTGTCTCTTTAAACTCGCATGAAATATGCGTTTTAACATAAAGTAATACATGTATTAGATAAATACATATTCTCTCAATTATAGTTTTTACATAATTAAAAAAAATGTTATAATATGTCCAGTCATTAACATAACTACACATGGGTGTGTTACTTTGTTTAATAAAAAAACTATGTATATCAAGTAATCCAGAAAGAATTCTATGATAATTACTTTTTTCATTTTTAACATTTAATAAGTTGCCTAATTTGTCACTTCCAAAAAGGTCTAAATATAGAACCTTTTTCTCTCTTTCCTTAAAAATAAATGGTGTTATGCCATCAATACATTTATTTTCATATAGAACATTTCCATCTATTAGATAAGGTATATAACTAGACTTGATAAGTGTATTAATTATGTCATCAACATTTTTGTAAACCGTTCTAACTGGTTTAGTGCCTTTTTTTATGTTATTATATGTAATAAATAATTTTCCATTTACTATCTTGCATATATCACTCGGAATTCTGTGAGATAAATGTTTTTTTAACTCCTTGAGCAGATTAAGATTATATGTTTGCCTAAATTCTTTACTAAGTAAATCGTATAATTTAGGCATTAAATCAAGACTATCAATGAAATATAAAAATCCAACAATCGAGCCAATACTACATCCAGATATTCGTTCTATTTTAATATACTTTCTATTCTCCATTTCTTTTAAAAAATACAAGGCACCTACATGATAACTTCCGTTAAACAATCCTCCATCTAATACAAGATCCATTTTAATAGGTTCTTTTACATTTTTAATATTATCAGGTAAATTTTCTATTAATTTAATTACATACTCATTAATCATTTAATTATTATAAAAAAGTATTAACTATTTTATAATAAAACGTATAACTAATATATTTATTTAACCAAAGGTCCCAAGTGCTTTAAATTTTTTTATTTTCTAGCAATCTAGTCATAAACGCTTCTTCATTTTTATTTGTTACATACATATTAATTATTTCAGCAGGTGAATACAAAAATTCTTCTACGTTTAAAAGCTTTTCTCTGTCAATTTTGGTTTCAAATAAATTTAAATACATTTCTGCCAAGGTATCGTGACCAACGTTCTTAAGTTCATGTGTAATGTCAATTCTGCCTGGTCTAACTAGTGCAGGGTCCAATTTGTCATAATGATTAGAAGAAATAATTAAAATTCTTCCGGGAGTTTCTCTAATACCGTCCCATAAGTTTAGAATGTCGTCTAATGTTATAGCTTCTTCATTAACTTTTGACATTAATTTTGTAGTTCCAGATTCATTTAATTCGCAAATAGATTGTAAAACATCACCAATTTTAATATTATCGCTATCCGATTTAACAGTTTTAGGTTTTTCTTCCTTTTTATTTCTATCTAATACAATATCACCAATACAATCTATATCCTCAAATACAATAATTTTTTTATCAAAAGATATATCATCTTTTTCATTATCTTCATTATATCTATTTTCAAAGAAAAATCTCTCTAATTGACGTTTTGATTTAATAATTTTAAGAGATAATACAACAATATGTCTGTTAGTATAATTGGCTAACGCTTTAATAAACGAGGTTTTGCCTGTTCCGGGAGGACCATGTAAACCAATTCCTAGAGAATAAGGAATTCCTTTTTTATAATACCAATCCTTATTGCGTAAGAAAAAATCTATTTTTGAAATAATTTCTTTTTTACCATCAAAAAATATATTATCAAATGTTCTAGCGCTTTCAAAGTTGTCTTCTCTCCAAATATCTAAAGGCGAATCTTCATCCTTTTCAATATTTACTCTTTCAAGACAATAAATAAATCTTTTATTGACTCTATTTTTTTTAATTGATGATAAATATTTTTCAGTAATATTATCAATGTAATTTTTAAGATAACTAACTGAATATTTATATGAATAAATATAAATAGTTATTTTATCAGTGCGTGAACTAGATTTTTCCTTTTCATTACGTTCTTCTTCTTGTTCTATTTCTGATTTAATAAAAATGTTGTCATCTAGTTCAAAATGTTTATCTTGAGAAACCATAAAAATATCTAGATTTTTTCTTCTATCACCTAGGTCATCTGAAGACTGAAAATTGCTATGAGTTTCTTTAATACTGTATACTGTTGATAGTCTATCTATATTATTAATAATGTAGCACCAAATTGCTTTAAAACGGTCACTATAAATTGAAGATGTTTGGAGAGAGGAACTAAATGCTGATATTATAGAACTTCGTTTACCTTCAATAATAATCATATTTTTTTTTAAAAACCAATTAATAACATCATTATATGATAATTTAAATAATAATCTATCTAATCTATTATCATAAATATAATTAATTATACATCCAAAGGCACTTATAAAAATAGTAGATATAATTGTATCATAAACAGTATTACCAGTTTTAAAGTAGTTAAAAATAGTCATTTTTGTAACATTAGAATAATTTGAATGTATTAAATCGAAAAATTCTTTCATTATGTATTTTATCTAGTTAGTCTTTAAACTATTTAAATATATTTAAACCTTAGCTGTAATCATTAATGGTTAAAACGCTCCAAAATGATTTGTTACCTTATTAAGAGTATAAAATAACAGACCAAAAAGCACACTAGAAAATATAAAACCATTTATATTAAAATTTCCATCATTTGAAAATAAAATAGGAAAATAACTAAATAAAAATTTTCTAAAAAACGGTAATTGGAATAAGAAGTAAAGAACCGCTAGCAATAAAGGAGTTTGAATCTCATTATACATATCATCTAATGAATTTTGACGCGACATGTTTTTATTGTATTCATCAACCATATCAGAACTTTCTTCATAATTTTTAATATAATCAACAGGATTCTGAGTTTGTGGAACATAATTTGGCTGAATTTGAGGATCGGTACTGTGACCAGTTGTAGTCATAGGAATATCTCTAGAAGGTAACTGAGTAGCCCCAGAAATACTAGCCTGTTGAAGACCATTAACAATTAGACTAATAGTTGACTGGTCTAAAGACAATCCTGCCGCCGGTTGCCCAGATTGTGGCATTACATTCTCTGTAGCAGACATTGATATATTATTACTGATATTTCCTCCTCCAACAGGATCAGTAGGTAAATCTAAAATACTAGTTGAATCGCTCATAATTATTATAAAGAATGAATTGATTATAATAATTACGCAAACATTTATTCGAATTGTATTGTTTTCATATTAGCATCACATTTAGTTGGTATATGCGAATATTTAACACATTTTCCAGAACTTTTATATATTTTATCTTCAATTTTCTCTAAAGGTGGAGCATAAAATAATAAACAGTCTTTATCTTTACAAACGGTTCTAAAAATCGAAGCTAAACCAAAACCTAATAACATAGACATTATTATTTTTCCCGTTTCTGTATGAACAAACTTACTAAGTCCCATTTACTATATAGTGCGAGTATCTTTTTTACCTAATATTTTTCTATTAATCCCTAAAAGAATAAAATAATTAAGTTAAATAAATTTATGCTTGAATAGGAATACCAAAAATTGTAGTCTTGTCCTTAGGACATTCTACGGCTTCTTCTTCAAATAAAAAACAATTGTCTGCTTTATCCTTAAATAAAACCTTATCTACATTTTCCGGGCTAGGATAAATATAAATAGTTTTCATTTCTGGTCCTAAAATATAAATAAAAAATAATCCAATAGCAAAACTAATTAAAAATACATGTAATGAAATATATTGTAACATTATATATATTTTATGAGTATAATAAAATACATATTTAATAAATTAAAAATATCCTCTTTGAAACCCAGTTTCTTTGGCAACAAGATTGTTCATAGCATTAATTAACATATCGTAATTTTTTACGCCATCCTTAACATTAAAAAGCGTTAGATAAGTATTTTGTGTTGTGGAGTCTATCTTAGTGTTAAATAGGTCTGAATATATTTGTACACCAAAATCATATTTACCATCTTCTAATTTATTAGGAGGAACAATCAATTTGCTTGGAGCAAAAACCTCACAAGCCTTACCCTTTTGTTTGTCATTTACACATTTAAACATAAACTCTTTCATCCATTCGTTATCTGGTCTTATAGCAGCCTTAAATTTAACAGGTAATCTATCCCATAATTTATTATATTCAGGTATATTCCATGCAATACCATCACTGCCTTTACCATATATAGGTTCATCTTGAGGTATATCTCCGTTTGGTCTAGCTTGTATTTTGGGCTGTAATTCCTTTTCTTCAGATTCGCTAGATTCAATAATCAATTGTGATTTTTTAGAGTCATAACCAATTTCAAAATTAACTACACTACTTTGAAAACTAGAAAACAATAGATTAGAAATACTATATTTATTTTGTATTAAGTTACATGAATTAGTGTCTTCATTATGCCAAACAAAACTTTCATTATATTTTAAATTTCTAATAGTAGATAACATGGGCATTAATGTTGTATCATAAATATTAATAGCATCTGATATAAACGATTTATTACCAGTTTCATCACTTTTTTTAACACAGTCTTTAATTAAATTTATTTGAATATAAGAATTAGTAATAGATTCTTCAAGTTCTCTCTTTTTGTCTTCATTATCAACAATGCTGTTATATTTAGTAAGATATTCTTCATAAAGGGCCGAATAAGTAGATACGGCATCTTTTGAAAAGTCAAATTTTTCTAAAGCGTCTTCAGTATTTAAAAACCCAAACAATAATTTATTTTTATCATCAATTATTTCATTTTTAATAGCTTTAATTTCGTCTTCCATATTTTTAAGAATATCTGTAATTGATTCAGTTTTTCCACATCTAATTTTAATTTTAAAATTACAAGGATTAGAAATGATACCGCATCTAGCATTATATTCTCTGTATGATTCATTATTTGAATCTTCAGGATTAAATAATACTTTAAAAATTGACCCTCCAGGTCTTTTACAGTTAATACATTTGGGCTTAAGCTTCATAAATTCACTTCTTTTCTCTCTATTGCTCAATGTAGGATTGTTAATAATTTTCTTTTTATTTGCCGCAATCTCTGATTCATATTTTTGTTTAAGCTTAAAATATTCATTTAATGATTCTTTGACATCATATACAGTTTTTAAAGATTGGTCCATTATATATTATATTTAATAAATTATTTACAATATTTAATTTAATAATTTTATTATTTTTTAGAATGGATAATATCATATTCACTTTCCCAAGCGGGCAATCCTGTTATTAATTCTTGATGAGCAATACGTTTGGCTTGTTGAAAATTTTGAATTTTAGAGAGGATATATTGTTGCTTTTCTTTATTTTTTTTCTCTAATTCAACAGGTGATAACTTTCCTTTGTATTTATAAAGTAGAATTAATCCTAAAACAAGTAGAAAACCTATAAATAATCCAACATTGAAGACCATATTATGAAAATTATCTCTAACAATGTGGCACTGTTTTAGAGTTTGATGTAGAAAATATTTAACCCCTGGTTCAGTAAGTACTGGTTTAGGCGAAGCCCACCCCTGGTTAGAAAAATCGTCGAAATCCATAATAATTAATGTTAAAATTATAAAATAAATTATACATATT